AACTCGCCGAACTTGTAGTCGTGTATTTCTACGATGCGTAGTTCTTCGGTGTATGTGAGAAGCCATTCCCACGCCTCTAGAGCGGTTTTACGGCCTGCTTTGGTACTTGGATACCCAATGTCACACGCCCAGCCTGTGGCGTGAACTGAGAGCGCCCCTTTGGCGTATGGGTTGCGCATGGGGCGGTTCACATAGATGCCAAGGTTGGTGAAGTTCCAGCGGCGGTTGCAGGCTTTAACAAACCACGTCAAAACGGGGCTGGCTTTTTTGCCGTCAAACGCTGGGTAGTACGGGTATGGGCGGGGCATCAGGACGGCCTGAGTACTCGAACATCTTCGGTAGAGGACGCCACAATGCCGTACACCGTTTGCCCATCTCGAATTTCAATGGGGATGGGTGTGGTGTGCTTTTCGGTGGCTGTGCCTGTAGCGGTCGTGACGCTGGCACCGCCAAGGTAGACGGTGGTGTTGCCGATGACGTGTAAATAGATCGTGCGGGTGCCGGTGGCGGCTGCGACGAGCAGGGTGGGTGTGGTGCCGACGGTGACGGAGGCGCTAATCATGTTGGGGTGTCCTTAGTGTTTCGACCCATGGGGTCTTGTGGGTTTGCCCAACGCATGATGGGTGGGATGGCTGCGGCCCATAGGGCGTGGCTGGTTGCTTTCCAATCGTTGGTGGCGACCCAGACGGGTAGTGCAGCTGCGATGAGGGCGCGAGCGTAGGAGGTTGCTGCGGCTTGGAGTTTTGGGTTGAGTGTCATTTGTGGCCTTTTAGGTGGTCGCGGAATAGGTCGGCTAGGTAGTCGAGTTTTTTTGAGTTTTCGTTGTGGTCGCGGTTGTTTTGTCGGCGCATTAGTTCGAGTAGGCCGACGACGACGGAGAAGCCGCCACCGATTAGGGCGATGAGGACGGGTTCAGACATAACTAACTTTTCATCCCATAAACTTGAATAGTGCCTGTGAGCGTTCCCGATACAGGCTTAATGACAAAGCCTGTAAACGCTGTTGTGGTATCAACAATATGGTTCACCCAAAGCGCTAGTGCTGATGAGGCGTCTTGTGCAATTGATTGAAGGTTTGTTCTGCTTGCAGTTGTATTTGGGCTGAAAATTGTTATTTCATTTGTTGATTTGTTGGCCACAGTTGCGGAGTGATTGTTTACAAATGCTGAAGTTAGAGTGCCAGCATGAAAGTTTGTAAACACGCCACCGGTTGATAAATAAAATCCGTAACGGTTATAGGTTGCAGACGTATATTCGGTATTAGTACCTGTGTAAAACACCAAGTTATGAGACGAACTTGCAGAACCTGCTAATGAAATCAAAACTCTGTAATTTTGATAACTACTAGAAAATACTGATTCCATTGGACAAGTTGAAGCAGTTGTAAACGTGGAAGATTTGACAAGCCACAGCCCGACAGCGTTCATATCCGCCGCCGTCAAAACCTCACCAGAAGCAAAAGATGGAAAACTCATACCTAATAACCTAACTTGTTAAAATCGAGCCTGCCGTAATTCGTATTATTCAAAATCAAATACGAATTCAGATCAGCACCCGACAAATGTAATGTAAACAACGACTCGCCCGGTGTCGCCGACATCGTGACACCCTCCACCACACACTGGTATGTAGTGCCACGAAACGCCACAGAAACCTGACGGCCAACCGTCTTGCCGAACTCGCTGTTTTCACCCATTTTGTCTAACTGAAAACTGCTTTGGGCGTCACCCGAACAAGTCACCGAACTAATCGCAAGCGCAGCTGTGCCATAGTTCGCTAGCAGATAATTGGCGTAGTCGGTTGCTTGCGCGGTGCTGGCGCTCAACGTGTTCGTTTGGTAGGTGCGGTACGGCAACGAAGCGCCAACCTGCGTCACCGTGGCCGCCCCAAAACTTTCAGGGGTAACCGTTACCTGTGTGTAGAAGTTGTCGGCAAGGCTGTCAAAATTAATTTGGTTGTACACCTGATTCGTGGCGTTGTTGGCGGTGTCCGAAAAGTTGATGGTGCTAACCGAGTTATAGAACGGGGAAATCACAGTAGATCCGTTGTAGGCGATGCCGTCCCACAAACGGCTGTTAGTCGATTGGCAAGCGCGGTTTACCCAATCACCCCAAGACCCGTTTACAGTCGTAGACGCCAACGGTGTAGCGGTGCTTAACGGCAAATAACCAAAGTTCAACCCCGTCTGGGTGTTGGCTAGCGAAAACTGCCCAACAATCGTGTCGGCAGGCATCACATACCCGTTGCCTTGCATACGGCCAACCGCAGCAAAAGCCCCTTCACAAGACACCCGCAGAAAGTCAAGGTTGCCGACACCAGCCGCATACGGCATCCCGTAAACAGCCGTCACATCGTTTATTTCGCCGTACCAAATCGGGTAAGACGTAGCCGTTGAATTAGAAATACGGATGAATGTGCCGGTCACCATCTGGGCAATCGGTGTAGCGAAACCTGTGGGGTAGCGCATCTCAAACGACGCAGTCGAAGCGTTTACCTGATCTAACTGTGCGCGTTTACCAATGTTGATGTTTACAGTCTGAACATTGGTCAAGTTTGTCCAGCTGGTGCCATTGGTGGAGTAGGCAACGGTGTACGACTGCAGCGCCATTAGAAGATGTTGCTCACTCGAATCGGCACAGAACCGTTTTGACGCATATAGGTACGCAACGCCGAAACGACCGCGTTAGGGTCACCGCCGTTTACATGGATGGTGACGTTATTGCCGCCACCGCCGGTCATTTGGTCTAGGCGTGATAGTGGAATGACGGCTTCGGATTCGCCGCCTTCGCCGATCATGGCAAGCGTTGGGCCTGTGACAATGCCGCCGTTAGCCAGCATCGGAATATTCGGTACTTCGAAGCCTTTGCCACCGACACCGGGAACCCAGCCGGGAATCTTGAATGACAGTTTGCCGAACGTGTTGTTCCACGCGGCTGCGATGCCGTTGAAGATTGTTTTGACAACTGTAAACATTAGTTGGAACGCTGGAATGGTGACGTTGTTGATGTAGAACTTGATAGCGCCGAACAAAGCATCGACAACCTTGCGGAACCCTTCAAACTTGAAATAGGCCGCTGTGAGCGCCGCGCCAAGTGCAACGATACCGATAGCAATCAGGGTGATGGGGTTGGCGGCTAAAGCAAAGTTGAGCGCAATAATGGCCGCCGAGATGACAGCAATAGCGCCAGCGATACCCAGAAAGACTTTTGGGTTTTCTGACGCCCAAGTAGCGAACTTGGTGAGGTACGGCAAAATCGCCTCAATAGCAGGCAACAACGCCGCGCCGACAGATTCCTTGGTTTCATTGAGCGCCACCTTCATACGGCCAAACTGACCCGCCGCCGTGTTCGCCGCCTCCGTGGCGGCACCACCCGTGGTCTCGCCCAACTTGGCCATGACCTCCTCAAACGATGCGCCGTCCTTAATTAGTTGGCGGTACTCAGGCGCTAAACGACCAAGGGCGGTCATGTTGCCCCCGTACGCCTTCTCCAAAGCGCTCACAACGCTCTCTAACGGCTTTCCCGTGGCTGCGGCTATGTCCATAGCCTGCGTGGCTAATTCCTGCGCCTTAGTGACAGAACCCGTAGCTCTCGACAACTTCGCCAACGCAGGACGCAACTGATCATCAGCAACACCCAACAACTGACCCTGCGTAGAAATCCAATCCTCCGTGGCGGCAATCTGAGCATCAGTAGCGCCCGTAGTCTTACGCAAATTATTGGCTAATAGATCCTGTGCTGCTGCATCCTCGATAGCGCCTTTGGTGGCGTCAAACAATGCCGCCCCAACACCAGCCAACGCCGCTGTCGCTGGGATAGCGGCTTTCTTAATAGCGAACTGTGCTTTCTCGCCTGCTGTCTCAAGTTGGGCAAACTCTTTGCGGGCTTTTTCAATACCGTTGCCTGTGAATTCGGCAATGATGGGGATACTGATAGCCATTAGCGCAACTCCTTGTTTACACGGTCAATTACCGCTAACACGGCTTTTTCCATCTCTTTGGTGACTTCACCTTGGCGTTTGTAAAGCGATGGGCCAAGGATGCGGGTACGACCGGGTGACAACTGCCCTAGCGAATTACCGAGGCTGTTGGCGTTAGCACGACCAGCACCTTCAAATACTGCAGCTGCCACGTCACGTTGCTCTAACAGAATGACGCCTGTTTTACGGCGGTCACCTTCGACACGGACTTTTAAGCCGCGGACGGCTTTGTTTACGCTGAACGGGAAAATCTTGCGACCGTTGTTTGTCCAGTTGCGGTTCATGCCTGACAGAGGGACACCGAGCGCCTGATAACGCGACGCTGCTTCATCAATGGCTGGTTTGGCGATCTGTGTTGCTTCGGCGGCGAACTGTTTACGCAAACCCGGCTCAATCTTGTTGAGCGAACGGACAGCCTCTTTAGCACCTACTAACTCGGTTCTAATGCTTGCGGCCACGTTTCGATTCTTTCGCTTGTTCGTTTAACACGTCAATGACTGTTGCCAGATCTTGACTGTCAAATGGTATGTGATGAGGCCAATACCCGGTGACGACCAGCACTTCGGCTAGTTGTCTTGAGTAGCTGCCTCTTCGGAAGGGTTTGCGGTTTCCTCGCTTACAACGTCAATGCCGTCAAGTTTCTTTAGGTATTCGTCAAATGACAAAGGCACCGTAATACTTGACTGTTTACACGACTCGTAAGCCAAAAAGGCCAGATGCTCAAGGGCGATACCTTGTGCAAGATCTGAGGCTTTTATTTTGAACTTTCGTTCCATCGCAACGACCGTAAACAGGTTGGTCGTTACCTCGT